GTGTCGATGGAACGTCGGCTGCAGAAAAAGAAGCACGAGCGCTTACAAAGGCTTGGGAAGATCACCCAGACCACACCATTTGCAAAGCAATGGTATTGGAGAGAAGCATCTTCTTTGTGCTCCTCCCATTCTTCCGCTTCTGTGGTGACGCTGGATTGAGGACCACCTCTGCGGACATCTCTCGTGATGAACAGATTCACGTGGCAACAAATAGCTTGGTATGTGCTGAGCTTGGTCTCAGTCCATCTCCTAGTTTGGATCGCCTACGCAAGGCAACTATCAACTGGGTGATGCAACCCCTTGGAGATAGCGACTCCAAATATTTGAACAAAAAATTTTGGCTGGATTCCAGTGACTCTTTGATGTATCAGGGTAAAGCCGCAGGGCTTTCTGAAACTCAACGAGCGCGGATGCCAGCATTCTTTGAACATTCTAATGTCAACCTCCCTCAGTATGCTTGAGGCCTTTGGCATCCAAGCCAAGAGCCTAATTAATGAGTTGGAAGATACCTTTCCACCCTACACACCCACACCCGATACAACCATTTCACAAATCATGTACCGATCAGGTCAACGTAGTGTTGTGGAATGGATTCTAAACAAATTGGAAGAAGAAAATGGCTAGAGGATTTAGGCGAAGGGTTCAGAATCTTATGCGTCAAGGTTATGATCTAAACCAAGCTACGGCTGTGGCAATGGGTCAAGCACCAGGCGCTCCTGACCCACAAGCTGGACCCAATAACACACCTGTTGCAGCAAGGATTGCACCCCCACCTCCAACACTCAGATCACTACCAACACCAATCGAAGCACCTGAAGCTGTATTCCTTCGGCCCAGTGATGCTCCTGGTGTGAAGCGTCGGAAGTCTCGACGTGAACGGTTGGGTATCACTAACCGAGGTGTAAGCTCATTCTCCTATAGGTCTCAGCCTATGGGTGGTGTCCAAGGTGGTGGCAACAGTTCACCGTTGGGCATCTAATGAAAGCACGTCAAAGATATAGTCAGCTCTGTGGTGTAAGAAACCAGTTCCTCGATAAGGCAGTCGAAGGTGCAAAGCTGACACTCCCATATCTAATTCGTCAGGACACGGGGCCTGAAACGATGATGCCTATTAAGACCCCGTGGCAATCAGTCGGTGCTAAAGCTGTTGTGACATTGGCTTCTAAGCTAATGCTTGCACTGCTCCCACCACAGACTACGTTCTTTAAGTTACAAGTTCGAGACGACAAACTTCAACAAGAGTTTGATCCAGCAATCAGGTCTGAACTAGATCTCTCCATGTCTAAAATGGAGCGGATGGTTATGGATTATCTGAATGCTACTAACGATCGAGTTGTTGTACATGAAGCTATCAAGTCTCTTGTCGTAGGCGGCAATGCGTTGCTGTACTATTCCAAAGATGGTCTCAGACACTACCCCTTCAATCGCTTTGTTGTTAACAGAGATGGTGATGGTAATGTCATCGAGATTGTAACCAAAGAGATGATCAATAAGATGCTGGTACCTGGTCTCAAAGAGATCATGGATAACCCAGTTAATGATCCTCAATCTGGTGTCGGTGGCAGTGGACCTACTGGTACTGCTGGTAAAGATGAAGTTGAGGTTTACACCTATGTCAAATTTGACAAAGATAAAGGTAGGTGGAATTGGCATCAGGAAGTTAACGATAAGATCCTTCCTAATAGCCGTAGCTCTTGCCCTAACAGTGCTCCCCAGTGGATGCCTCTCCGCTTCTCAACGGTTGACGGAGAAGACTACGGTCGAGGCCGAGTAGAAGAGTTCCTTGGTGATCTCAAATCACTAGAAGCTCTGAGCCAAGCAATCATTGAAGGCTCTGCAGCCGCGGCCAAGGTTGTCTTTACTGTTAGCCCTAGTGCTACTACCAAACCACAGTCCTTAGCTAATGCTGGCAATGGTGCCATCATCCAAGGCCGACCTGATGACATTGGTGTTGTGCAGGTTGGTAAGACTGCTGACTTCCGTACTGCTTATGAACTAGCGCAGGTACTGGAGCGCAGGATCAGTGAAGCATTCTTGATCTTGAATGTTCGTCAGTCTGAACGGACTACAGCTGAAGAGGTACGACTCACTCAGTTGGAGACGGACCAACAACTCGGTGGACTATTCACCTTGTTGACTGCTGAGTTCCTGATCCCATATCTCAACCGTACTTTGTTCATGCTTCAACAACGTGGACAACTTCCCAAGATTCCGAAAGATCTGGTACGCCCTACTGTTGTTGCTGGTGTTAATGCACTTGGACGAGGGCAAGATTATCAAAGCCTCACTCAATTTATCACGACGATTGCACAGACAATGGGTCCTGAAGCGATTCAGAGATACATTGATCCAGCAGAATATATTAAACGTCTAGCTACTGCTCAAGGAATTGATGTACTTAACCTTGTTAAGACACAAGAGCAGCTACAGCAAGAGATGCAAGAGCAGATGCAGATGCAGCAACAGCAAGAGCTGACTAAGCAAGCAGCTGCTATGCAAAAAGTACAAGTCGATCAACAAAAAGCTGATGTCGAATCCGCCCAAGCCCTCGCCGAAACCCAGGGCAACGAAACCGAAGAACCCCCCAGTCTCCAAGCCTGAAGGCGTAACAGATAAGCCAAGGCGTACTGCTAAGTCAGGCCCTGCTAAGGCAAAGACTGTAACCCCACCTCAGCGTGGCAGAAATATGAGGAAGCCAAAGGTTGGCGCTCCTAAGATCCATGCACCAGGTACTGAGAACAAGGTTTCTGTTTTCAATCCACACAATAATCTGCGTGTGATCACTACTAATCCACCCCAATACCTTAACTACGTTAAAGACAAAGATGGCTCAACTGACGTATGACCCCACCCCTGCTGACCAACCAGAGTTTTCTGCTGAAGAGCAGGACTCACTCCGCGTAGGAGAAGAGCTGGCACAGCAGCAGAATCAGATGCTGGCTGGGAAATTTGAAAGTGCTGAAGATCTTGAAAAGGCTTACCTGGAACTTCAAAAGAAGATGGGACAAGGTGAGCAGGAAGCTGAGCCAGAAGAGGAAGTACAGGAAAGCGATCCTGACTACCTGGCGCAGGCAATGAATGAGTACTCTGAGACAGGAAAGCTGTCAGATGAGATTAAAAAACAGTTGGATGAGGTTGAGTATGAAGACCTATTCAACTATATGTCCAATAACATTCAGTCTCCTGAAGCTGAAGACCTCACTCAAGAAGAGATGAGTGCCATCAAAAATTATGTTGGTGGTGATGAGGCTTATGGAGCATTGATGGACTGGGCAGGTAATACTCTGGACCGTAATTATGTGGAAGCTTTCGATGAGTTGGTTTCCAGTGGTTCAGCTCGTGCCATCCAACTTGCTGTTCGTGGGTTGATGGCTGAGTATGAGAATGCCAATGGATATGAAGGACGCATGTTGACTGGTAAGGCTGCGATGGAGACACCAGATGTCTTCCGCAGTCAAGCAGAGGTAGTGCAAGCTATGTCTGATCCTCGTTATGACAATGACCCTGCATATCGTAATGATGTATTTGAAAAACTAGGACGTTCCGACATTCAATTCTAATGGCACACACTAAAGGTACTAAAGGAAAAGGCTGTGGCAAAAAAGGCAAGTAAAACTCGCCTCGACAGTAAGTGCTGGAAAGGCTACAAAAAATCTGGCACAAAAATTTCATACGGAAGCGGGACTCCAACCCGTACTAACAAATGCGTTAAGAAAAAAAAGTAAACCACCATGGATTATCTTCAATCTAAGTGGGAACAAGGGGAGCTACTGAATGGACGCCTGGCAATGCTGGGCGTTGTAGCTGCCGTTGGTGCCTACGCTGTTACAGGACAGATCATTCCTGGATTCTTTTAAGTTAAAAAAAACATGACTGCATCTATTGCTATTCGGCAGCAGTCATCACTGTGGGACAAGTATCTCAACTGGGTGACTTCTGTCAACAACCGTCTTTATATCGGACACTTCGGTGTTCTCATGATTCCATGTCTACTCGCTGCTACGGCATGTTTCATCATCGCTTTTATTGCAGCACCACCTGTTGACATTGATGGAATCAGAGAACCAGTTGCAGGATCCCTGCTCTACGGAAACAACATCATCAGTGGAGCCGTCGTTCCTTCTAGTAACGCAATCGGGCTGCACCTATACCCAATCTGGGCAGCCGCTTCGCTTGATGAATGGCTCTACAACGGGGGACCCTACCAGCTTGTGGTCTTCCATTTCCTTATCGGAGTCTTTGCTTATGCAGGACGCGAATGGGAACTTTCATATCGACTAGGGATGAGGCCCTGGATCTTCCTTGCTTATTCTGCCCCCGTCGCCGCTGCTACTGCGGTCTTCCTTGTCTATCCGTTTGGGCAAGGTTCGTTCTCTGATGGTATGCCTTTGGGAATCAGCGGAACTTTTAACTACATGTTCGTCTTCCAAGCCGAACACAATATTCTCATGCATCCTTTTCATATGCTTGGTGTTGCCGGCGTATTTGGTGGGAGTCTTTTCTCGGCTATGCACGGAAGTCTTGTTACTTCCAGTCTGGTCCGTGAAACAACTGAGGATGTTAGCCAGAACTATGGGTATAAGTTCGGGCAAGAAGAGGAGACGTACAACATCGTGGCTGCTCATGGTTACTTTGGGCGTCTCATTTTCCAATACGCTAGCTTTAATAATTCACGCAGTCTTCACTTCTTCTTGGCTGCTTGGCCTGTGGTCGGCATTTACTTTGCTGCTATGGGTGTTAGCACTATGGCGTTCAACCTGAATGGTTTTAACTTTAACCAATCAATCATCACTCCCTCTGGGCAAGTGGTGAATACCTGGGCTGACATTCTGAACCGAGCTGGTCTTGGTATGGAAGTCATGCACGAGCGCAATGCCCACAACTTCCCGCTCGATCTTGCAACAGCTACCTCTGCCCCTGTTGCTTTGACTAGTCCCTCTATCGGATAATTATTATGGCTGCTGGCCGCTTTACATACGACCCATCTAATACGATTGTGTCGATCGACTATATGGTAGCAG